CAAAAATATTGCGCAAACAAATGCGCAAGCAAAGCTGTACATGATAAAAAACGTATTGAAATATTGGCTAAAAGCACCACAAATTGTGAGCAATGTGGCAAAGAGATATACACAGTCTATAGTATCAAAAGATTTTGCGATGGAATATGTCGAGGTGCTTTCGGTAGAGCAAAAAGAAAGCTTGAAAAAAGTTTATAATATAACTGTTGAGGACTCTCATACATATTACGCTAACGGTATCCTAGTCCACAACTGTGATACCCTTAGTATGGCGATGATGAGATTTCGTCAGGGTGGTTTTATCAGCACTGCATTAGATCGCGAAGACGAAGAGCCTAACTACAGACGCAAAACAAGCTCGTCTTATTATTAGAGGAAACCCACATGGCAGAAGATCCGTTTGATATGATTAAAGTATTAACGCTATTGTTCTTAGCATCTCTTGTAGCAATGAGTATGCCAGATGCACAAGCCTCCACTTGTAGAAGCTCAGTAGTTAAACGACAATTTGATAGAGAACAAGGATACCCACATGGTCGTAATGGTTATATTGTGGATCATAAATGTAGCTTATTTTGTGGCGGTCGAGATTCCACTATTAATATGCAATATCAAACGATCACTGCCTCTAAGAAAAAGGATTTGTGGGAGAATACACCGCTAGGTTGTCAGAAAACATGCACTCCGCAAAACTCAACACCAACACGTCAAGTGTTTAACTGCAAATAAGGAACACGAATGATATCAAAAAGTATGAACCCTGCCCCACAAGGGTTGGAGCAACTCAGTCAAGATGCAGAACCGTTGGAGATTGAGATAGAAGATCCTGAATCGGTGACTATTCGTCATGGTGATGAAGAGATTGAGATCAAACCTTTGTTTGACGAGGAAGAATTTTCCTCCAACTTAGCTGAAGATATTCCTGATAATGTATTAGCTTCTTTAGCATCTGAATTGGTTGCTGATTTTGAGAGTGATGTTAGTGCAAGGCGTGACTGGATTCAAACATACACGGATGGGCTTGAGTTATTAGGTCTTAAAATTGAAGAGCGTTCCGAACCATGGGAAGGGGCTTGTGCAGTACAGCATCCACTATTAACAGAAGCGGTTGTTAAATTTCAAGCAGAGACAATTACCGCAACATTCCCTGCAAGCGGGCCTGTTAAGACGCAGATCATTGGTAAAGAAACCGATGAGAAGAAACAAGCGGCTCAACGTGTACAGGATGACATGAATTACCAGTTAACTGATGTGATGGTTGAGTACCGACCTGAGCATGAGCGTATGTTATGGGGTCTAGGTCTTGCTGGTAATGCATTTAAGAAAGTTTATTACGATCCTTATTTAGGTCGTCAGGTGAGTATGTATGTCCCTGCTGAAGATGTGGTTGTGCCTTACGGTGCGTCTAGTCTTGAGACAGCAGAACGTGTTACGCATGTGATGCGTAAAACAGAGAATGAAGTTAGACGACTTCAGTACGAAGGGTTTTACCGAGACATTGACCTTGGTACACCTGCTAATACTATGGATGAAGTTGAGAAGAAGATTGCTGAGCAGTTGGGCTTTAGAGCAACGACTGATGATCGCTACAAACTACTTGAGATGCACGTTGAGATCGACCTTGAAGGGTATGAGCACGAAGATGCTGAGAGTGGTGAGTTAACCGGCATAGCATTGCCCTACATCGTCACCATGGAGAAAGGTTCAAACACTATTCTTTCAATCCGTAGAAACTGGGATCCTGAAGATGAGTCATGTAAAAAACGTAATCACTTCGTACATTATGGCTATGTGCCAGGTTTTGGCTTTTATTGTCTTGGGCTTGTTCATCTCATTGGTGCTTTTGCCAAGTCTGGCACTTCAATTCTTCGCCAGTTGGTTGATGCAGGAACTCTTAGCAATTTACCAGGCGGTTTTAAATCAAGAGGACTCCGAGTAAAGGGTGACGATACACCGATTGCCCCAGGTGAGTTCAGAGACGTAGACGTACCATCAGGCACGATGCGTGACAACATAATGCCACTTCCTTATAAAGAGCCTAGTCAGGTCTTAATGGCGCTATTACAAGCGATTGTAGAGGAAGGTAAGGCATTTGCCGGTGCGGCTGATTTAGCGGTGTCTGACATGTCTGCTAACTCCCCTGTGGGCACAACTCTTGCGGTATTAGAACGCACTTTAAAAGTAATGAGCGCGGTACAAGCACGTATTCATTATTCAATGAAACAAGAGTTTATTTTACTACGCGACATTATTAAGGACTACTGCCCAGATGAGTATGATTACGAGCCAACCGAAGGTAGCAGACACGCTAAAAAGACTGATTATGATTTGGTGTACGTACTTCCTGTATCAGATCCCAACGCCTCAACAATGGCACAAAGGGTCGTACAGTATCAAGCGGCCTTACAACTAGCACAAGGCGCTCCACAGCTCTATAACATGCCCATTTTACATAGACAAATGCTTGAAGTATTGGGTATTCCTAACTATCAGAAGTTAGTGCCTATGGAAGATGATATGAAACCACGTGACCCTGTGACTGAGAATCAGAATATTCTTAAGAACAAGCCGGTCAAAGCATTTCTTTATCAAGATCATAAGGCACATATTGCTGTGCACATGGCCGCTATGCAATCACCTGAAGTTCAACAAGTGTTGCAACAAGCGTTTGGACAAAATCCACAGGCAATGCAAGCGCTACAAGCGTCTATGTCAGCACATATCTCTGAGCATTTAGGTTATGAGTATCGCAAACAACTTGAGCAAGCAATGGGTGTTAACATTCCGTCTTATGGTGAGGATGATACCGACAACCAAGTGACTATTCCTGAGAGTATGGAAGTGCAGATATCTCAAATGGCTGCACAAGCATCGCAACAATTACTACAACAAAGTCAACAACAAGCACAAGATCAAGCCAATCAACAAAAGCAACAAGATCCTGTGATTCAAATGCAACAAGGTGAGCTTCAGTTAAAACAAGGCGAACTACAACGCAAGGTCGCTAAAGATCAAGCAGATGTGCAGATTGAAATGGCTAAGCTAGAACTTGAGCGTGAGAAGATCGGTGCTACACAAGAGGTTGCCGGTGCAAACATTGGCCTTAAACTAAAAGGTATGCAAGATCAGAAAGACACAACAGCCGCTAAGATGGGTGTGGATGTTGCTATGAAGACTCAAGATAGGCAACACCAGAAAGATCAGAGTGAGAGACAACAGATGTCTAAACAGAAACCTAAAGAAGAATGATAGTAACCGTGATAGCAGAGGTAGTGTTACTACCTCTTAAGGCGATAGGGCTCATGTTTGTGTTTCTCTATCTATTTTATTGTATGGGCGCTAGGCTTTGTAAGGATGTTGAACGATGGACAAAATAGCAGCACTGCTAACTAAACAGTTAGATGAAAAGATAAGTTTATTACAGAACTCTTTAAGCGATGGTCGAGCAAAAGACTACGCTGAGTACCAACGGGGTGTCGGTGAAATAAGAGGTTTACTAACCGCACGCCAATATATAACGATTTTAAACAACAAAATGGAAACATACGATGAGTAAAATATTGTTAGCAACTAATCCAAACAATCCGCAAATCGTGGGTTCAGTGGATATGGAAGCTTCAAACGAAGAAAAAGCAACACAACTTCCTATCCCTTCTGGCTACCGTATCCTATGCGCATTACCGCAACTGGAGAAAGAGTATGAGAGCGGACTACTTAAGGCAAATGAAACACTTCACCATGAAAACCTTCTGGCTACTGTGCTGTTTGTTGTGGCTATGGGCGCTGATTGTTATGGAGATAAGGAGCGTTTCCCCAGTGGCCCTTGGTGTAAAGTTGGAGACTTTATTGTGGTGCGACCTAACGCAGGTACTCGACTAAAAATACACGGTACCGAAATGAGATTGATAAATGATGATTCTGTAGAGGGTGTCGTACTTGATCCTCGCGGTGTATCCCGTTGTTCTTAAAGGAGAAATAAGATGGCTTATACAGATGAAGAATACGTGTTCCCAGACGAAATGCCTGAAATTGAGGTAGATGATGACGAAGAGTTTGATATTGAGATAGAGGACGATGTCCCTGTCGAAGATCGAAACAAAACCCCACTCGATAAAGAAGTGGTTGAAGAGTTGGAAGAAGCCGATGAGGATAAAAACTACTCGCATAACGTAAAGACCAAGTTCAAGCAATATAAAAAGGCTTGGCATGATGAGCGTAGAGATAAGGAAGCGGCCTATCGAGAGCAAGAAGAAGCGCTTACTATGGCGCAGAAGTTGCTAGATGAAAATAAACGTCTAAAAAACTTACTACACTCTGGCGAAAAGGAACTTATCAGTACGTATCAGACCACTGCTGAGATGGAATTAGATCAAGCTAAACGTGGTTATAAAGAAGCTTATGATTATGGTGATACTGATAAAATTATAGCGGCTAATGAAGAGCTTATAAAAGCAACACAAAAGCTTGACAAAGCTAAGAATTTCAGGCCTACTATTGAAAACCCTGATTTAGAAGAACAGCAGCCAATAAAACAGCGCAAACCACCTGTAGACAAAAAGGTCGCAGACTGGGTAGCCGAAAACCCTTGGTATACTGATCCTACTAAAAAAGCGATGAGTCGCTACGCAATAGGGATACACGAAGATCTTGCAAACTCTTTCGGTGAACAATTTGTTGGTACTGATGAATACTATAAACGCATCAACCAAGAAATACGACACAGATTCCCAGAAGAATTTGAAACCACTAACGATGAGCCAAAGACTCAACGTACATCTAAACTCAGCACGGTAGTTGCCTCTGCTAAACGTAGCACGTCTTCAAAAAAGATAACGCTTACTACAACGCAAGTAGCTTTAGCAAAGAAGTTCGGTATAACACCAGAACAATATGCCCGTGAACTAACAAAATTGGAGGCCTAATCATGGCTCAAACACCTAGAGAATTAACTACACGTAGCACAATGGAACGTCCTAAACAGTGGGCACCCGCAGAGCTTTTACCAGAACCTGATAAACAGCCTGGCTACGCATATAGATGGATACGTACTTCTACACTAAACGAAGCTGACCCACGAAATCTTTCATCAAAACTGAGAGAAGGTTGGGAGCCTGTTACTGTTGAAGAGCAACCACAATTTAAACTGTTAGTTGATCCCAATAGTCGTTTTAGAGACAACATTGAGATTGGCGGGTTATTACTCTGCAAAACCCCTGTTGAGTTTATTGAACAGCGTAATGCGCATTTCAATAAACAAGCTCAAGCTCAGACGGAAGCTGTAGATAATAATTTAATGCGCGAAAGTGATCCTAGAATGCCTATCTTTAATGATAGAAAAAGTTCTACTTCCTTTGGCAGAGGTTAATAAATTAATTTTTTGGAGGTTTAAATGGCTTACCCTACCGTAAGTGCTGCATACGGCTTAAAACCCGTAAATTTAATTGGGGGTCAAGTTTTCTCTGGCTCCACTCGCGCGTATCCGATTCAATATGGATATGCTACTGGTATTTTTAATGGTGACCCAGTTGTATTGGGTTCTGGTACTATTACCAAAGCAACTATTGCTGCTGCGACTACTGGTAAAGTTATCACTGGTATTTTCTTAGGTTGTTC